TCAGTGCATCGCTGGCGCTCATCCACAAAGAAATCTGTTCATCCGTATAAAACAGACTGCTTTCGGGCTTATCAGAAGCGCTGTATTCCTTCTTTGTTTGGGTATCTGTCGCTTCCGTATTACTTTCAACAGCTTTCGTGTTCTGTTGCTGTGATTCGACACTCTGATCTAACTTTGTTGTTATGTCTTCAAGCAGGGACATCATATAAGGGTCTTCTTTGGCCCATGCGTAATTTTGTGCAATGTAATCATCCATCGCAGCTTTACGTTCCGTCGGTGACATGTAAACATTCCGCCCCTCGGCATCTGTCATGGACGATAGAGACTGTGCATAAAAATTACGGATGTTCTTTTCTGCAGACCGATACCATTCTTCAAGATATTGCGCTTCGGCATCGGCTTGAGTCATCTGTGCTGCTTCGTTTACCGTCTTCCAATAATTCTCAAAAGTGCCATACCAGTCTATGTAGGCTTGTCCGCCTTCTTCAAACAGACTTCTGGCTTTCAATTCCCGTTGTCCACCATATACACTCTGGTTACTGATAGTTGCCCAATCACCTTTGGCAGTGTTGAAAGCCGCCATTCTGGCGTTGTTCTCATATAATGCCTTTTCGTAAGCTGTACCGCTGATTTCCCGTTCTTCACCGCCAACTTTCACATTTACGGTGCGACCGCTCAACTGACCTGTCATCTTCAGCCAGCCAGTAATAATTTCATCAATGATGTTCAGGACTCTTGTCTTGAACTCTTCAACTTTCGCCACTACGCCTTCACCGAACAGACGCTCAAGCCCTGCGGTAATATCCACGGAATCGATTACACTGACGATGGTTTCCCAGATACCGCTAAAGAAGTCCTTTATAAATCCCCAAAGGTCGATCCAGAATGATTTGAATGTATCCCAGATGTGCTTGAGCCTTCCCATAAAATGTTGTTGGGCGTTTTCGATTAAGTCTTGATTTCCTGTTATAGCTCCATATACGATTTTCAATAAATCAATAACAAAGTCAAACGGAAGACGAACAATACTTAAAACAAAATCAATGACATCGATCACAACCGCTAAGATGTTGTCGAACCCTTTGATTATTCCATTGATAACTCCCGCTAAAACAGTTCCGAGACCGAGCACTGCTGTAGCCAGTAACGTTCCTGCCGTCGCAACGATTCCAACGACCGCCATGATGAAAGGCTGTAAGGTTTCAAGCAAGCCTTTGAATTTCGGTACGACATTTTCAATGATGCCATTTACGACATTTGTGATGGATTTTTTGATTGTGTTTATAATATTGACAATCAAATCTCCGAAATCAATAAACTGTCCTAATATCGAGAAACCAACCGCAAGAAGTCCAATAATGATATTTACAGGATTTGCAATTGCGGAAATAATTGAGGGGATTACCGCAAGTATTTTCGGGATAGCTGAAATAAAACCCCAGACAGCAGGAAATCCTTCGAGCCATACCCAAATCGAAGCGATGCCTACTCCAATACCGCCAACAGCCTGAACAATTCTGTCAATCCAGTCGTAAATGGTCTGGATCGTTGACAGAACACCTTCGGGAACAATTTCCTGAATTTTTCCTTTGACGTTGTTCAATGCTTCAGTCGCTTCCGCTTTGAAATCAGTCCAAACTTTACTAAGCAGCCCCTTGATTCCACCTTCATCAAAAGCTTTTTTCATATCATTGAAGTAAGAAATGATATTTTGAACAACACTTCGCGTATTATCAAAAGCTGTGCCTATCCATTTGAAGACACTCTGGATTCCGCTTGTCAATCCGGTCGTAAACTCAGCACCGAACAGGTCGTTCAACAGTCTGCGAATGACAATAATTTCATCAGAAAAGGCTTTACGGAAATCCTCTCCTATCTTGCTGAATAGCCCTGTCAATCCACCGCTTGCGAATGTCGCTTTGTATTCTTCTACTTTCGCTTTGATATTCGCTTTTGTCTTTTCAAGCTGCGCTTTGATATCAGCATCGATTTTATTGATAACACCAGTTACACCATCTTTACGGAATGTTTCAAGCAAGCTGTTCCCGTAAACCAAAATGTTATCAAAAGTCTGCTTCGCCTGATTGAATATCGGAGTAAATATATTGTTTCCATGAAGAGAGGCGAACCTGAACAGCGTTTCTGCTCTGCTGAACAGTGGAACATTTTTCTTCATGTTCGTCCATGCTTTTGTGGCAGATGCGCTCAGTTTTTCCCAAACGCCTGTGAATCCGTCTTTCTGGAAAATTTTATATAGATCGATAACATAGGTTTTCAGGTGTTCAAACTTACCCTGAATATCAAATAGGTTCTTACTCCATGCGACACCTAAAGCCGCACCAGCACCAATCAGCCATGAAACAGGATTGAAAAGAATTCCTGTTAAAGATGATGCGAATTTTGTAATCAGGCTAATGCTCAATGACGTTGCCAGAGCAACCCCGATACCTTTGATTGCGCTTATTATTTTGTCTTTGTGGGCGAGGAATTTGTCAATGTAGCTTTTGATTGTGCCGAGTTTCCCAATCCATTTGTCAGCGAATTCAACATCTTTTATCTGAGTCAAAAGCGTTTTCAGTGCTCCAACGTTCATGTCCTTGCCGCTGAGAAAGTCCTTCAATGCAGTGACACCCCGTGTCATCAAACCATTTCCGAGTGTTTCGCCGATTTTCTGAAATGGAACTGCAAGTTTGGATACCCATGTGTTAATTCCTTTTCCCCATTCGGAAAAATCGCCGCCAGTAAGCAATTGCATCAAGTATTCAACATACGGAGCAATTGTCTTGGACAACGTTTTCGATGTCTCCAGAAAAAGGTCGTTGATCGCACTGACTTTAATATCACCTAAAGATGATTTCAAGCCAGCAATAGTGCTTGCCATCGCATCGATGGCACCGCCGTAATTTTCAAGGGCAAATGTATTCAGAGCATCAAAAAATGCGTCTGTAGTAATCTTTCCTTCCGCAACAGCCTTGTTAAAATCATTGTTATCTGAAATGACGATTTTGTATTTTTCGGATAAAATGCTGAAAATCTGATTCATCTTATCCATACCAAAGCCGTTGTTAGCAAATTGACGCAGATCCATCGCGGTGATTCGTCCTGTCGCCCCGGTTTGCGCCAACGCCGCAGAGAACCGTTTCATTTGCGCCTGTTCCATACCAAGACCAGCACCCAAAGCAAGGATTGCCTCTGTAGTCTTCTTTGCTGTTGACACTGACTGCCCCATGTTGGCATTCGACTTGAAAGCTTCCATCACTTCCACAAGTTCATATGGGCTTTTCAAAGAAAGCTCTTTAAACCAATCCATGAGCTTCTTTGTTTCTGCTTCAGCTTTTTTTGTCGCTTCTGTGTAATCCTGCACCTGTCCGGTCTTCACAAGGTCAGATGTAACCAGTGATTTCATTCCCATCTCAAGGGATTGCATACGTGCAGTCGTAGCGTAAATCTCTTTTCCAAGGTCTGTAACTTTCTTCAGTGCTTTTTCGAATCCGTCTGCCAGAACATTTCCTGCAGCAATCAAACTGATATCTTTCAGATTGGAGTGTAGTTCGGATACCGCATGAGACGTGTTTTTGATTTGTTTCTCAGCATTTCCGCTAAAAGAAAAGGATTTATCCATTTGGGACGCAGCTGACTTTACTTTGGCAGTCATTTCATCCAAAGCATTTTCAAAATTTTTTGTCCTCGCGTCAAGATCAATTACAACATTCCGCGCCATGGTTAACTATCCTTTTGCATGTTAAAAAAAAGAAGACAGTCCGTTAAAACTGCCTTCTTAGGGTCTTCTTTTCCTTCTTTTATTATATCAGCTTTTAGAATTCCACCTCTATCTTTTCTATCAGCCCAAGTTTTTCCAGCGCCAGTTTCATTCCCAAGTAATAGCTCTCTTCCATATCTGACAAATTTTCACAATCTTTCGCCTTGAATGTGTTCGCACGCCGTTTCGCACCCTCCATCCGTGCGATAATCGCCTGTACCGCATCCGGGTCAACCATCGTTTTATCAGTTGTAATGATTTTGTGTACCATGTCAGCCTCCTTACTTCTGAATGATTTCGTAATTTCTCTGCCATTTGCGATACACATCGCATTCCTGTTCAGCCTTAATGTACCGTTCTGCAGATGTGCGGGTTTTCCACCCTTCGAGCTTGCGCTTCTTGACGATTTTCCCGCCGTCCACATAAAAGCCATCCGTGTCCTGAAGGGCTTCCAGCGACCGTACGCCGCGCGATCCAGCGTACTCAACAAAAACCAGATTGTTTACCTGCGTTGTGATTTTTACGAAAAACATGTCAACCTCCTTACAACAAATCCTTGACGATGGTCATAATGACATCATGCTGTTCAGCCTCAGTCAGGCTGTTCCATTTTTCAACGCCCATCACCTGAACGTACGCCTTAACGATGATTTCAACGATTTTCTGTTCTGTCATGTCAACTCTCCGTTGTTTTGATAATTCAATTGTACCAGTTGTTATTTATTTGTCAAGCATTTATTATATTTTATTACAATTCAATTATATAAATAATATGCGTGTTGCGACACGTCAGGATGCGTTTTAAGGGATTTTATCTATCGGGGTGTAAAGTTATAGGTTCGTCTGGTAAAAAGCCCGTAGATTAACGCTGTGGGCTTAATTTAAAGTGTTAGCCGGGATTCTGTTCCCGGCTTTCAAGTTCCGCTTTGGCTTCGTTCATCAGAGCTTGGGCGATTTCAGCAAAGGTATCATCCCAATAAGTGCTGTGGACGCTGTCATTTGAAAGGTCAATGTATGTCTTCTGGTTCAGCATCCTGCGCCCCGCGCCATTGCTAATATACTCACCATCAAACCGGGCTGATTTGACGTTCCCCGTATTGTAATAGGTGACTTCCAAACCGCAAGCCTGTGCGTTCAGGTAAAGGCGATCCATGCTCCCTTTTGTCCAGCGTTTGAAACCTTTTGTTTCCAGTTTTGCAATCATCTTTTCATTCATTTTTTGCCTCCTCTTATAAGTTATAAGTCTGTCCCGTGATGACATCCACCACCGTTGTACCTTCGCCAAACGCCGCGCGCATTTCCGCCATTTCCTCAAGGGAAGGTGCGTGGCGTGTCGCAAAATATCTCGCAAGGAATTCATCATCCTGCGCTTCACGAGCCTTGTTTGTCGCTTCTGCATCAAAGAAGAAGAGACAGTGGCTCAGGATTTCAACGCATTCCTCAGGAAGGTAATGACCGCTCTTTTCCCAATACGCCGCGCAATTGCCATCCAGAAGGATTTCCCCATTATCAGCACGCTCCTGCATTTTTGCAATTTCTGCTTCAGCCTGAGACTTCCAAAAAGCTCCAAGTTCACCGCTCAATTCACGTTCGAATCTTGTCATCGGTTACCTCCTTACATTACAGAAGAAATTGTATTTTGAATTCGGCTCAATGCCTGTTCCAGTTCGGTGACACGGTCGCTCAATGCCTTTTTTTCAGCTTCCAGAATCCCGACAATGTGCTTCTGGACAGCGACTTCCCCAGTCAGATCATCGTTCTCCTGAGTCAGGCGTTCGACCATATGGGCAAGCTCTTTGGCTTTCATGTAAATTTCACTGAACCAGACGTTCACCGTGATGCCATTGCTGAGATTGACCTCATAACGGTCATTCAGGTCACAAATGTAATCGTACCAGTGACCTTCAGCAGTGCTCCGATACACCTTGTACCCCGCAGCCGCTGAAGACACTTCATCCACACTGTAATCAGTGGGGAAAATTCTGTCGATAATCGACCACGCTTCAGCCTTGCTGTTGACTTCGATTCTCCGGGTGATGTCCACCCCGTTGATGTTGGTGATGGATTTTTTCATGTCAGCCTCCTTCGCTGTCAGGTTTTATTTTCAACTTACAATATATATTTTACTCGTTTTTATTTATTTGTCAAGCACTAATTATTATTTTAATGAAATTTCATGACAAAAAAAAGAAGGCTCAACTGCCTTTCTTTTTTCCAAGCATTTTTGTCAGGTTATTTGTCAGGTTGTCCAATGCTTGCTGTGTGTCCTCATCTTCAGGAAGGGCAAACTGCTTTTTCAGGCGCTTCAGCCGTTCTTTCTCTTCTTTCGGCATCTTGCCTTTAATGTCCTGCTGTCTCGCCCCGACTACAAAGTTTACGCTCGTCTGGTCGCTCATCATCAGCCCTTCAAACAGGGTCAGGAATTCCCACCAGTGCATATATTCGATTTCCTGCAGACGAATTCCATAAAACGATACAAAAGAACAGTAAATATATTTCGCATCAAAGCCGAAGTCGTAGGATGGCGGTTTCGGTTTTGCCTTTTCTTTTTCCTTCTTCTTCTTAGTGGTTTCGTTGTTCGCTTCCGGGAATCCTTTGTAAAAATCGATAACGCCGTACAGCAGCTCATCCCCAAGGACATAGCCTTTTTCGGGATACTTGTAAATCGCTAAATCACAGATTTCAACAAAAATATCATTTACAGCTTCGTCTTTTGCGTTTTCAATTTTTTTGAGCAGTTTCCCAATTTTCAGCCAGATGCGGAAGTCAGTATTTATCTCAAACAAAATGCCGTTGACTGATATAGCCTCCGGCATTTCATCGAAAAGAATGTTTTTCATCTGCGGTTGCGGCGGTTGGTGTTAGCCCGGTCGATCATGTCAATAACAGGCTTCGTGCGCTCCGCAAGCTTATCCATCTTGTTCAGGGTGTCCTCGTATTCCTTGTCACGCATTTCCTGATATTCAGCCTGATACGCATCGTCTACACCTCTGGCAATGTAATACATCCGGTTAAGGTTTTCTTTTTCACCGTTCGGAAAAATCTTCTTTACTGCTTCATCCCCCAAAAGGATTCGGCACAGATTCATGCTGGACTCGTATGAACTCATGCTGTCGATATGCTCGTTGTGAGCCTGTAGCTTCTTATCGATTTCAGGGGTACGTTCAGCAATCGCATATTCTTCCCCATCGATCCGCACCATGACTTTTTTCGGTTCGTAACTTAAATCAATCATTCATTCCTCCGTTTAAATAAAAAAGAAGACAGTTACAGAATATAACTGCCTTCTTAGGGTCTCTCTCCCTATTGTACCATATTTTGTCAGTTACCAGTACCGTTCTTAACAGTACCGCCCTTCTTGGCGTAGTCGGAACTCGTGACTTCCACAAGTGCAAGATAGCTGTTCGTAGCAAGCTCGATCTCATCCGTCCCGTTCCAACCAGTCCAACCAGTGCTGAGTACGTCATTATAATCAGGCAATGTAATTTCTGCGGTGTCAGTCTTGTAAACGTAGGAATTCCCTTCCGTAAGTGCCGGGGAAACCGATACTCTAACCTTGCCAGATGCAGAACCAGCCGCAAGTGTCACAGTCAGTTCACCAAGAACGGTCGGGGGAATCGTTCCGCCTTCGGTAAATTCAAGTGTCTCAAGGTTAAAAGTACCCTCAACGAATTTACCCATCACATTCAGGTTGCCGCTCATCGTGATGGTCTCACCGCCGCCGCCCTGCATGTCAGATACTTCCACAGCGCACTTGAACAGACGGGCAGGAACCACCGTAGTAATCGGCGTACCATCGACTTCCGTCTTGAAGTCCGTCCGCAAATATTCAACAACAGCCTTATCTCCGGTCAGACCGTTGCGCCCAATGCTCCACAGCTTCATGATCGCACGTTCGTCATTGAATACGTCGGTATCAAAGCTGAAAGAGCGTTCGTACCGGGTGATAGACGGATGCGCTTCATCTTCATGAATATAAACCTTAGAGTCCACCTGTGCATTCGGGCTTTCATCCAGACTGTTAAAACCTGTACCGCACAGCGCCCAATCTTTGTTTGCTTTCGTACCAACATTCAGGTAGTCAGCAACTGCACTTCTAATCATCAATGCCATGTCTCTCTCCTTTTCAGATTCTTTATCTGCGTTTCATGTTATTTCGGCTGCAAATACGTGATTCGACAGCTGAATAGATACTTTGCTTCGGTGTCATTCATCCCTGCGACTGACGGCATATTCTGCAGATTTTCCACCTTTTGCACTTTGCAATCTCCAAATTTCGGGTAATTTCTCAGCCTTTCCTGTTCATCTACCCAATCCATGAGCTGTTGCGCATCAAACATGACTTCGGCGTTTTCATTGCTGTTCACATCGAAAGTGTTCAGCGGTTTATATTGAATCAGCGCAAAATCATAAGCCCTTAATGCGCTCCCGTTTGTGTATTGCTTCAGCGCATAATTCCCGTTGTTCGTCGCCAGTACAACGTTTCCGTTCTGGGTATCCGAAAAGTTGAAATACAATCGTCGGATACTCTCATTCTGGAACAGCCACTGCATCACCGCATCATGCTTGTTGTCTTCAGACATCGAATTTTCTCCTGTCTATGTACTCCTGTAAGTCCTGAATGAAATAATCCATGACTGCAGGGGAGGCGACTTCATTCCACTGGGCTGTAGCTAACGGGTGCTTGTCCTTCCTGAAGTTCATCTTTAGATTGTTGTAAACTTCATTGGCATATGGAGCGTTGTACTGTACCGAAAACGGTTTGATGGTCACATCGCTGCACAGCCTACCCGTGTTGTACGGGACATATGGCTCCACACGTTTGCGCCAGCATTCCGCTGCGTATCTGCCGAATTCCTCATCCAGCTGAACAGCTTGCAGGATTTCCCGTTTATCAAAGTTCTTCAGTAATGGCATCGCTCAGCTCCCCGTTACTTTCAAATGTGCCGTCTCGGTCAATTTTGTATCATCTGATACACCCTCCACCGTGAAGCACATCCCACTATATCTCACCTTCACTTCGCTCAGACGTGTAGCGTTCGTCACGTTTTGGAACTCGTCTGACACTTCCCCTTTTACGATCAGGTCTTCAGGGCTTACTATCGCGTTACACTCTGCCGGAATTCTGACGACATACCGCTCGCTCGCCACGAAGGAGTTACCTGACACAGAAATCGTTGATACACGGTTAAAGAAACAGTTTTCATATACAGAGCGGGTGTAAACGGTTTGAGGTCTGCCCACACCGATTTCCGAACGGTGATAGACCGTAATTTTATCGTTCCACACCAGTCTCCTGTAATGACTCATCTCAGCGTTCCTAAACCGCAGGACAGCAGATACTGCCCGTTTTGCGCTTTTTCAAATTGAAGGTACTCTTCTACCAGCGACTCGATTTTCTTATCCGCCATCTCAGGCGTTACGATTGAGGTACTTGCATAACTGACAGAATAACCGTCGTTCCCTTCGCTTGCAATTGCGGGAGCATAGCTTTCACTCGTCGTGTCGCTGTTTCCAATAACGCCAATTAGCTCAAACATCAGACGCTTGACAGGTTCTTTGATTTCCGTGTCATTTTGAAGCCTGTTGAATGTCATCCTGTCAATCTTGCGCGATGCTTTGTAACTTAGGCGGTTGAAGGCGGTTTCATCCAACGTTCCACCGTACTCTTGATATTCACCATAAGTCAGGTATTTCATCGGATTCCACCGCCTTCATCAAAAGAAGTAATGAATGAAAAAATTGTGCTTTACGCCAGCTCGATGCCACTAACGTCAGGGGTCACCGTAGTCGTAATGCTGTTCGCCACAAGCGTGTAGCTCGTACCGCCAGATGCAATCACAGTGTTGCCACTGCCATCATCCTTCAGACCAAATACGAAGTCATAGTACCAAGCTGCACCGACTTTCTTCATTTCACGGGACGGAATAGCATTGCCATTCATCGTCACAACAGGGGCTTCCTCAGAAATCGGAGCGCCCGGAATTTCCATACGCCCAGTGATGTAATGGGTCGTTGAAGCATCGAAGCCAAGTTCAGTCTTCTGGGTTGCGCTGATGATGTTAGCCTTACCGTTCAGCTTCAGTGTAGCCGCCCAAGTCGTAGCGTTCGTACGGGTCAGTTCAACCTTGCCAGTCAGCGGGGTGGTGTCAAGAGCGACGCTCAGTCCCGGATAAGCATAGGAAGGTTCCTGCATCCGTGCAAAGCCAAGGTTCGCGCCAGTGGTCTTCAGGATGACAACCTTAGATTCGTTGGTCAGAGCCACAACATAAATCTGGTCACCAGTGATTTCAGTAGAACGCTTGCGCGGTTTGCGGTCAACTTCGATATTGGTATCACGCTTAATGAAATAAGTAAGCGCAGCAAGGTCGTCGTTGTGCATCGGGTCGTTCGTCAGGATGATCGGGCTGTAATAGAAGCCACCAACACCAGAAACACGGCGGGACGGAACAATACGTGCGTTGCCAATCATACCGATTTCACCGTTCATCATGACCTGATTGCCATACTTAGTGCGGTCAATGAAGTTCGGGTCTTTGCGCAGGGTCGTAACGATGTCAGGGTTGACAAGCATGACCATATCAATAACGCCTTCAGCCTGAAACAGACCGATAGCATCCACAACATTGTTGTAGCTCACAACGTCATTCGCATTAAACACATTCGTGGACTTCAGCAGTTCGACATGAGCATCCTCATCCAGTTTAGCCTGAATGGAATTCGCCATGGAAGTGGTAGCCTGTCCAACGGGGTTGCCATGAGCGGAAAGAACCGCTTCATCCGTAATTTCAGTACCAATACCAGCCTTTTTGACTTTGTATTCGGCGCTTTCAGTGCCAAGGGCGCGAATCGGAATCTCATCGCCTTCAGCAACTTCTTCAGCTTCACCATCCCAAACAAACCGGGCAACAGTAATCGTGCTCCCGGAACGACCAGACAGGGTACGGTCAAGGGTGGCATACGGGAGAACCGTAATAGCCTTCTCGACTTTCGCCTGAATCATATCCCCAATAACTTCGGGGTCAAAAAGTTTAGACAACGTAGTCAGTTCAGTGTCCGCCATCTCTCTCCTCCTAAAATACGCAGATTTTTACGCCTCGCTTTTTGTTTTTCCCTTGCGTTTCTGCTTTTTGTTTTGTATTTTCTTTTTCCGTCACAGTGGTCTCAACCACTTTATCGACTGCTTTATCAGCAATCGGTTCACTTACAATAGTTTCTTCACCTTCAACAAGGACAGGTTCTTCCATGTCAAGACTGCTTTTCTTTGTAGTACGTGCCATTTTTACCTCCCCATCGCCTTTTCGTATTCCTCAGGATGTTCTTCACGGAATTTAGCCCGTTCAACGTATCCCATCTTGTCAAGGTCTTTCTTTGTGATTGCTGTTTTCACCTTCTGTTTGTGTTCAGCTGCTTCAACAATCGTTGTTTTCGGGGTCATGTATCTCTTATTGTTCTTCAGAAAGCTCTGAAGGTTTTCGTCAAAATCCCCTTCCATCTGCTCGACCTTGTACTGTACAAATTCAACTGCGTCCCTGTCAACTCCTGCTTTCACGATGATGTTCTCGTGCTGTAGCTTTTCGATTTTCTCAAAACTCTCACGCTTCTGCTTGTCGATTTCTTCTTCAAGTTTTGCGTTTTTCACTTGCAGGACGCTCAGTTTTTCTTCAAGTGTCTGCTGGCTTTCACGCCAATGCTCAAACTGTTCACGCTCTTCCTTAGACGGCAGTCGTTTCGCAAGCGCGGATTTCAAGGCTTTTTCAAATTCTGCTTGGGTAAAGGTCTTTTCAACTCCTTCTTTCTTTGCCTTTTTTCCCTCTTCCTTTTCCTTCTGCTTTTCTTTTGCTTTGCGCAGCTTTTCAAAAAAAGCATCCAGTTCGGCATCCGTGTCCTCATCCTGCTTTTTCTTGCCTGTCTTCTTTTTAGAATCGGTTACAGGTTTCTTCTTCGGTTTTTCAGGTTCTTTTTCCGGTTCTGGTTCTTCCTCTGTCTCTTCTTCCTGTTCTGAATCCTCTTCGGGTTCTTCAGTTTCAGATTCTTCGGTTTCTTCTTCCTCGGTATCTGTAGCTTCGGTTTCAGGTTCTTCTTCGGTTTCTTCAACTTCAGCAACATCGTCAGTCATGGTCTCATCCAAGACTTCATCATCATTTTGGTTCTTAGCCATTTTTATTTCTCCCGTGATTTGCCCGTCGGCGTTTACCCGGTGATGACTTAAAAGAAAGAAGGCGCTGATTTTTTCAGCGCCTTCTTAGGGTCTCACCGTATTGTTTCTTACATTATAACATATTTTTTTGTAATGTAAAAATATGACATTTTCACTTAAAAGTGCTTGTCCTTAAAAAATACTATTCATCAATCGGTTTCAGATATATGATCATCCGCCTGTTTTTAATCACAAAGCTGTTCACCGTTCTGTTATCCCATACCCCATTTGTATCGATTTGCTTCAGGTTCATTGAACCATTGAACTGTGACCGGGTATAGAATTCTACCGTCTTCAAATCACTTACCATGCTCATTTTGCCTAACAATTCTTTTACTTTCATTTCCGCCTCCGCTTTTTCAAGTTTTACGCCGGGAGTGGATACCCGGCGTTCTGAATTTTGCGTTCGATGGTTTCACGGCGAAGCCCCTCACGCACTCCCTTAACGCCCATTTTCTGAGCGTATGCAATCAGTTCGGCGTAAGCCTTGCAAGCCTCTTCGTACCGTTCCTGACGACGGGCTTCAAACTCAGCCTGACGCTGTTCCGCTCCTGTGATTTCAGCAGCGAATTCTTCTTCAGTCGCCACCGTGCAGGATTTCGGTACCCAGCAAATGTGAGTGTACGCAGATTCAAGGCTGTACAGGCGCACCTGAAACGCCTTTTCAGTCTCCTTCTGGACGCTGCAGAAGTGCTGTGCGTATTCGCCGTACCCGCTGTAATTCTTGCGATAGAACCATTCTTTCATGTAAATGGTCTTTCCAGTGTTAGTGTTGTTGTTATTCATTGTCAGCCTCCATTCCGTTTAAAAAAAATTACCATTCGTTAATCCCGATGCATTCCCATTCGTCAGGATCGCCATCAAGGACACTGCCAGACCAGCATTTCCACTCAGCCTGTTTATCGAGCATATCCTGAAGTTCATCAATCGCCCCGGTCAGGGTATCATCTTCTGCCAGCAAGCCTTCAGGAAGTTCGCCATCAAAAGTTGAAATGATTTCACCCTTTTCATTCAGAACGTAAGCCCCGCACGGTTCTTCTGCTTTGTCGCTGGCATATTCGTACCCGACGATAACCAGTCCATCCCATTTCGGGTAAACGCCATTTACATCGTATGACGCGATATCATAAATGGTGTTGTTATCAACTTCGTAAATCTGGAAATAGCCGATATTCTTCATGATGTCTCCTGTGTTTTATTTTCAACTTACAA